TTGCCATTTTATTGTTCTGGGTTTAAAAGTTTTTCAATATCATTTAAGTAATCTAAAATTAAATCTGTTGGTATAACAACAGCATATGATTCTGGTTTTTCCTTATAAGATGCTATAGTTTCTTTTTCAGCATTATTTATAAGGGGATATAAATCATTTAATTTTTTCTCAATTTGTTTAAATGCTGCTATACGTTGTTCTTGAAAGTTAAGCCTAGCAGGATCTGCTTCTTTTACTAATCTATATCCAAATTTTTTAGTGTACATGTTATTGGTTACTCCTTTAGGACAGGCTTTTGGGCCTCGTCCAAAGGAAGCACCAACATTTTCTCCTGTTTGACCAGAAGTAAACCCAGAGTTGCTAGATATAGTGCTAGTTTCTTTAAGTTTATATTTGTACTTGCCCATTGATAGATTTAAATTCGTTTAAAAGTTCATAATATTGAAGGATGTTAATAATTTCATTGTCTCCTATTTTGCTAGTTTTAGACAATGGAACTAAAAATTTAATAACTTCATTCAATTTAATTTGAATTGCTTTTTCAGTAATCTTACCAGATAAAAGCATTAATTCCTTTTTAATTTCTTCAATCTTTTGATTGTAAAAAGTTTTTAATTTAGGTGTAGAATCTACAGATTCAACAAATTCTTTTAAAACTGTTTTTTGTTGAGGACTTAAAGTAGAATATTTTTCGTTAAACTTATCTAATAAGATTTTATATGTTAAAATTCTAACATCCTTATCATATGTTTGAAATTCTGTTATAACATCGTCTGTTACTTTTTGCTTGTTAATATCTTTTAAGGTAATTGTTTCTAACAAATTAATTTTGTTTTCTATGATCTGGGTTGGATTTGGATTGGGCGCGTTATATAATTCTATTAACGTGTATAAACTGGCATATGCTTTATAGTTGGGTAATTTAGTTTTAAAGAAATTGTCTGGATTGTAATGTGTGAGGATTTCTTTTACCAGATTGTATTTTTGTCTTTTTATGATTCCTTTATTTAGTCCTTTAGATAAGTCTATAATAGAGTTTAATATTAATTCTGCTTTTCCTTCGGTTAAGTTTTTGTGTCTAGATAGATTTTCATAAAGTTTATATTCTTTTCCCAATTCTGTTTTAACAAAATATTTTTTTAGAATATTAACAGCTTTTGATTCTTTACCAGATAAAGTATCAGATGTGATTTGTCTTACAAGTAATTCAAAGAGTATCCCAGTATTCTTAATTTTCGAATGTTTAAATTTCATTCTATTTTATTTATAAATATATAAAAATATTTATTCTGTCAAATTTTCTTCATCTAAAAATGAAATTTCATTAGATGGTTTAGCTCTGTTTGCTAAACTTTCTATAAGACTTTTATTTTTTAAGTATATTTGTTTAGCTTCTAAAGCTAATGGAGAACCACCTTTATATTGAGGACGTATGCTATCAGATTCGTTATCGTCAAATTTGGCTCCTCTATTTCCTAATCTATCTTTCCCAAATGGACTTTCTTGAGTATTTCTGTTTGTAGATTTTTCTTGAGGACGGCCTAAAGGAACATTTTCATCATACCCTTCAGGAACAGAATTATCTTGATATCTTCCTTTACCATATAATGAAGCTAAATCGTGTGGCGTGCCATATGAACGACCAGTTACTATAGGATCATTTCCTTCTGCGGAAAGTTGTGTTACCCTAAATACGCGTTTTTGGTCTTCAACTACTAAATCCCTATATTCTTCATATTGGTCTTCACTTAAATGGAAGATATTATCATAAATCCAATCACTAGGAAGCAATTTGGTTTCTAGAATTTTTTGAGCTAGGTCCACTTTTTGGGTTAACAACGCTATTTTTTCTTGATCATAGATAATTGAAGGTGTTGTTAAATCTAGCTCAAAATTTGTTAATTCTTCACCATTATATCCTTGAGAATATAAGTGTACTAATGCTATTTTGTATAGTTCTGATAAGACAATACGCTGGATTCTATCAATTGTACGAGCAAATCTAATATCTTCGGCGGCTAAAGTAGCTTTTCCTGTTAAGTCTTTTTCATATCCCATAAATGCTTTGGGTACCTTAAGCGCAGCAAATAATTTTTCTCTTAGATATATTACGTCTGTAATACCATCAAATTGTAAACCTGTGGATGTATCAATTTTAGTTACAGTATCATTACCTCTTACTGGAATGTAAAAATCCTCAAGTAAGTTTTGCATATTATATTTTAGATTATATTGACCAGTTTCGTTGTCTATTAATGGAGTTCGTTTTAGTGTTGAAATGGTTTTTTGCATAAAGCTCTCTACTTCAGCAGGAGGAATAGAACCAACATTAATATAGAATACTCTTCTGTCTGGGCTGCGGGCTATTCTATTGATTAGCATCGCATCTTCCATTAATATATATTGTTTAAATAACCTACGGGCTGGTTCTAAATAAGAACGACCATATGGAAGATAATTAACATCTGTTAATAATCTAAAATGCGCCATTTCGTAATTATCAAAATATATAGCATTTTGCTCTTTTTCAAGTGTATTAGGCATATTATAATAGCCTGATCCTCCTGAATAGAATCCTTCAGGAGAATATTTAAATCTTACAGCGTTTGGTTTTTCTTTATCATAATGTTCTTGCCTTTGAATATGATATGCTGTATAAGGAATAATATTATATACTCCAAATTTTTCAGCTATTTCTAGTTTTAGAAAAAAATCGCCATACTTATTCATTTGACGAATCCAAGACCATAAATTAAATTCGATATTTAATACATCGTAAAATAAATTATATAATATTTTTTGTATATCTTCATTTGAACTTCTGATTTGAAGCACTTCTCCCATATCATTTTTTAAAGTACATTCGTCTGATATAATATCTAGGGCAGAAGCAATAATAGCATCATAGTCCATAGTATCATAATCTGAATAGATCATGGTACGAAGATATTGGTAGTTTAAGTTTAATTGCTGACCAAATAGAGAGGTGGAGGATGGGGAATATAAACGATTATATCTATCTATTATAGAATTTGTTGTTACATCCCCAGATGTTTGGATAGAGTCAACATCTAATACTTTTAATTGATTCCCTCCTTGATTACGAATAATAACGTCTGTTGAAAACAAACGCTGTAATCGGGTAAATAGACTTTTATCTGCCATTGTTTTTTTGTTATAAATATTACAAAAGCCAACTAATATTTTCTTGTCCGTATTTTGTTTCTAAAATATATGGATTTTGAATATTATTTGGGTTATATGCTCCTGCTGCTGTGTTTTTTTTAATGCTACCAAGTGCTGCTCTAGTCATATCTAGACTTTGTTGTTGGAATTTTAATGAAGTATCTCTTAAAAACATTCCTATAGCAAAAGACATAATCAAGTCATCATTATAACCAGATTGAGCTTCAGGTCGGCCATTTTTCCAAATAAATACTTTCATTTCCTCTAGTAAACGCTTAGATTGTATTGTAACACTTCTGTCTCCAATATATTCTCTCATTTTATTTACTACAAGAGGACGAGTTCTTAAAGACATAGTAAAACCCGGAGTCATACTTGAATCACCCTCATATATTTTTAAGTATGATTCTGAAGTGAGTTGGTCGGATTTAGGTGAATGGTATAAGTTTCTATAACCTCTTTCGATTATAGAGTCTAGGGTAGCCCATCCAATTGAGGCATTTTCTACAACAAGCAAAGCATTGTTGTATTCTGTAGCAATAGCAACTAGCATATAGCCAAATTCTTTTGGGCTCATTTGCCCCCTATATTCTGCTATTTGAGAATTTGTTGCTATGTCAATTACGTGAAAGGCAGAAAAGTCTTTACCATCTCCTCTAGCAACATCAGCTATTACCATGTATTCTCTAGTATAATCTGCTGATTCCCATATCCATAAATTTTGGTCTGCTCCTCTACGTTCCATTGGGTCTTTAATAGTAGTAGATTTAATAAAATCTATCCATTCATTATAAAATACTACATCCCCGGATGTATTAAAGTCACAATCACATTCTTGTGCTGCTAATCTAGGATCACCTAATAAATCGTCCTGTCGTTTTCGCCATGTTTCATCTCTTTCAGGATGAACATACCAAGGTAATTTAATAGGTAAAAAATCGTTGTCTGCTTGTTCTGCTCTAACCCACGTTTGGTGAAACCAGTTACCTGTTCCATATGGAGTAGATAATACAATACTCTCACCCCCAGTAGCTAAAGTTTGTTGTGATGAAGCCCATATTTCTCCAATATTTTCAATAAATGCAGCCTCATCTATTATTAATAATGATACTGCTTCTGATCTGCCAGCATCACTAGCTGCTGAGGTTGCTTTAATTATTGATCCATTTGATAGTCTTAATGATAGTCTATTATTTTCTGCGGCTTCTATTTTTAACCATGAAGGTAAGTTATCATACATAAATTTAACCTTGGTTACCATATTACGTGCTGTTTCCTGTTTTGTAGCTATACAAAGCACATTTTTATCTCTATGAAAAATCATTAACCATAAAGAATACCCGGCTGTTAATGTGGATAAACCTAATTGTCTAGATTTAAGAACTATAGAATATGGATTTTCTTTCCATAATTTTAATACTTTATCTTGAAAAGGATAAAGACTAAACATTATCCTTCCTCTTTGTGGATGTTGGATATAGCAGTATTTGCGCATAAAATGGGCAGGATCAGTAGCACATTTTATGTACTCTTGTTTGAGTATTTCTTTTATATTTTGTTGTTCACTCATTTACCTATTTTCCAACACAATTTGAATGAAGCTTGTGGGAATAAATCTCGATTTACTCCTAATCCTATTCCAATTGCCTTGCGTTTTTTGGTTCTGTATAGTATTTCAGCACCAATATAACTAATTTGATTTGTACCTCCAACTAATCCTACACCAGTATACCATTCTCTGTTATTTATATAAACAGTGTTTTCAATTGTAATTTTAGGTATTTCTAGGTTTGATTGAACTTTACGAGCTAAAATATAATTTTTTGTTATAGTATCTTTTACTATTATATTACCAAATGTGTCAATTTGGATAGTATCTTGATAAGTATATGTTGAATAATAATCTTTTAATATTTCACTAGTATCAATAGGACCTTGAGATACAATAAATGTATCTATATCTGTTATAGTATCAATAAGGGTTCTATATTTTGGAACATATACCGGTGTTTCA